ATGGCTAGTGTCACCCCGCGTACGAAGGGTAGTGGTTCTGTCTACTTCCGCGAGTCTGACCAGCGTTGGTGTGCAAGCATCAGTATCGCCACCCCCTCCGGACGTTCACGCCCCGTACGCACCGCGAAAACCGAGAAAGAAGCGGTCGCGAAACTCAAAGAGATGCGCCGCGAACTCGAACAAAACGGAACCATCGCAACCAACACACTCTCCGTCGAAGCGTGGTTGAACAAATGGTTCACCGAGAAAGTGAAAACGCTGCGCCCGAAACCGGCGAAGAACTGGGCTGGCATGATCCGCAACCACATCATCCCCGCCATCGGCAAGGCGCGTCTCGAGAAGCTCACACCGGCTGATGTGCGACGGCTAAATGATGATGTGCGCGCCAAGGGGTTAGCGCCATCCACCGCGCTGCTCGCACACCGCATCCTGTCGGTCGCTCTCCGAGACGCCGTACGTGAAGGACTCATCGGCAGGAACGTCGCAACACTCACAGACGCCCCCCGGAAGGGCCGACCCTCGCTCACCGTACTGTCAGCCGCACACGGCCTGAAAGTACTCCAAACGGTGCAGGACGACCGGCTAGGGTCACGGTGGGCTGCCGCCCTACTCACCGGCGCCCGACAAGGTGAAACGATCGGCCTCGAAATCGAACGCGTCACCGACACACTCGACCTGTCGTGGCAGTTGCAGCAACTCACCTGGGACCACGGATGCGGCGGAAAATGCGGCAGGAAACGCGCATCCGAATGCCCCGACCGACTCATGGACTTCCCCGACGACTTCGAATACCGGCACCTGCAAGGGTCGATCTGGTTGACCCGCCCCAAATCGGACAGCGGGTGGCGGATCATCCCCCTGGTCGAACCGTTGCGGTCATTCATCGAACTGCGCATCAGCACAGCAGTCACCGAACCCAACCCACACGGGCTTGTATGGACCGCCGACCCCAAACGCGACAAACGCGGCAACCTGCTCCCCCTCGACGGTGCACCCATCCAACCCAGCCACGACAACAAAGCCTGGCATGCTGTCCTCGCCCGCGCCGGCGTACCCGACGCACGCCTCCACGACGCACGCCACACAACCGCGTCACTCCTTTTAAAGGCAGGCGTTCCCGAACGGGTCATCATGGAGATCCTCGGACACAACTCGTACGCCGTCACCATGAAGTATCAGCACGTGGATAAGGCGCAACTGTCGCGGGCGATGGAAGACCTGTCTGCACGGTTCGAGTTGGAGGAGTAACCGTACCGCCGGTACGAAACCGGTCGAAAGTTTGCACGTTTCAAACCTGACACGCCCCCAATTATGGGGGCGTGTTTCGTTGAGAGAACCCTCAACTATTCAGAAAACGTTGAAAACACGCGGAAGTACGAACCCTGTCCGCTGGTATCTCGACATCAAGAGGTGTAGCGACTGTCCTACCCCCGCCTTACTATCCCTGTATCAGTTCACAGCAACATAGGGGTGGTAATGGCGAGACTGGCCTTCACAATCAAACAAGCCGCAGAGGCAACATGCGTCAACGAGGACGACATCGTGAAGGCAATCAGCTCCGGCGAACTAACCTCGCGCGTCATCCGCGACAAAGCGGTCATCCTCAAACCGGACCTCGAAGCATGGCTGCTCGAATGGCCGTGCTGGCAGGCTCAACCCAACTTGCGGGCCGTGGACTCAGCGTCCGCTTCAACAAGCGTGTCAATGAAGCTCAGCCCCAGCGCCTGACAAATATCGTCCAGCAACTCCAAATCGAACTGTTTCTGACCCGATAACAGTTTCGACATCTGCGGTCGGGACACATTCACCGACGCCGCCAAATTCGTTACTGACACGTTGTCGCGCGCAATTTTGGCGCGCAAAATGGCCGCAAGCTCCCGTGTGAGCGCCCCCGGTTCAGCCTTGCTAGCTCCTGGCATGGAACAATTTTCACACATATAGAACGAATTTCGCAATTATGCTTGCGTCCGTTCCATTTCAGTGTCATGATTTCCATATGGAACGGCACACCGGCAGAAGAACCGCTATCGCAGCGGAGGTAAGGGCTGAACTCGCACGCCAACGAAAGACCAAAAAGTCTCTCGCTGAAGCGACGGGTATCAGCCCTTACACGTTGACGCGGAGACTCGCCGGCGAAAAACCGTTCCTCGCAGAAGAACTCCAAGACATTGTTGTCTTCCTTGAACTGCCCATGCAGGACTTCCTCGACAGAGTTGAGGCCCACGCATGAACACCCCCAACCTGACCCCACGGCCGCAGCCTCTCGCATACTCGATCGCAGGCGCCGCCGAAGCCACCGGATACTCGGAACGGGTCATCAACGACCTGTGCGCGCGCGGTGATTTGACCCGCAGGTACGCGAACCGTAAACCGGTCATCCTCGCCACCGACATTGAAGCGTGGCTGAACTCACTCCCCTACGAGCCGCCCCACTAGGCGACCCGCTCCAAGGTCCACACATCGGTCATGCCCGGTTCGTTGCCGGGGTGGATCACTGCGCCCATTTTCGGGGCGTCGCAACTAAACAGCTCCGTTTCCTGCCCCGTTGACTCGCGGCGCTCAAGGGGAACGGTCATAACTCCACAGAGATTCAGCTGGATTGGCTTAGCGGGCGTCGTGAGTTGGCGCCTGATCGGCTGGTCGGATTGTCCCCGCTATGAGCGGGAAGGCTCTAGGGAGCGTGTAAGTGGGCGTGGTGACCATGTGTCACGGGGTCCCATCGTTGACGAGCGGCCTGATGGAACGTCGTAAGCGGGTCTTGCACCCCAGCGTTGAAGGGCCAAATGGGTCGGTAGCTCAGTGGCAGAGCAAAGGGCAGCACCCCGGGCCGCGTAAGCGGGCTGTATCCCTGGTCGGAGGTTCGAATCCTCCCCGATCCACTCCGGAGGCCGCCTGGTGGAACAGGTATACACGCGTGATTCAAAATCACGTGCCGTAAGGCGTGAGGGTTCGAACCCCTCGGCGGCCACAAGAACGGGCGTCGGCGAACCGGGCCACAGGGTGGAATCTGGGCGACCTTGCGGCTTGCTCCCCATCTCTCGCTCACCCGGCGTCCGTTCTGTACGGCTCTTGCCAGGGCATGGCAGCAATCAAATGCGGGCGGAGACGCCTACCCGTTCGAACTCGGGTCAGGGCCACCAACAGAAAGGAACCAATCATGGACGCCGCCGCACTCGACCACCTACAGGTTGGTCACTCAGACACCATGCACACGGAGTCGTGGCGCATCGGTGAGGTTGCCCGTATCGAACAGTCTTTGGAGGGGTGCGCAGCTCATGGCCGCATCGACTGACGAACTGGTTGACATCATCCTCGACGTCGACCTGAACAAAGAACCCGCGTGTGAGGGAAGCGAACACCCCGCGGGCACAGAAGGTCACGATGGTGGCCCTGCCCGGTGGCTTCTAGTGTCGCCGTGCGGCTGCCCACCGTTCCTCCTCTGTCATGGGCGGGCGCTTGTGCACCGCATGATGCCACTTGCGTTATGTGGCGCATGCGGATCGTTCTTCCCATCATCCGACATCAAATTTATCGAACTGTAAAGGAGTCATCATGTACACGCTCACCGCACCCCGGGCTGGCGACATCGGCGAGGAAAAGAAGATCGTCGAGTCGGAGCCCGTCGAGATTCCGTCGACCGTTCCCGCCGAAGAACCAGTACCGGCGTGAAGACATGGCATCGCAGAGTTCCATTCCGGAACAGTTCGATAGTCGCGGGTTCGTGGCCGGCGTGTTCCGTGGGGCAAGATCCTTCCTCATCAACCAGAACGGGTTCCTGACGGGAGTGGTCTTCAAGCAGGTGTGGACTCCGGGAGTGAATGTGGCGGAGTGCCGTCACCAACCACCCCCAGCGTCCTTCTACCTGCCGCCGTACACGCAACCCGAATACCACCACCTGCCCGAGGGGCACGGCATGGACGTGTGCCGTCACGGTTTCTATGCATACGCGGAAGCCAGCGACGACTACCACTATCCGGGCCGCGTGTCCGGGGTGATTGAGGGTTGGGGCAAAGAGGTCATGTTGGGGACGCGCGGGTTCCGCGCGTCCCTGGCACGAATTGTCGCCTTGTGCATTTCCGAGGTGAAGATCGCGGACCGTGACCGTACCGCGTTGGTGGCGCACAACTATCCGGATGTTCCCATGTTCAACACGTTTGACGACATGTTGGCTGAGTTCCCACCTGAGATTGGAGAGAACCTCTGATGGCTGATCCGTGCCGAGTTTGTGAGTACTACGCGAGCCGTCATGAGTATTGGGTGCCTGCGCGCGTCCGGCTTGATGCGGCCGAGGAAGCCATTGACGCTGCCCTGTTTCAGCTCGCCGGACATCCGGCGTTGTACCCGCGGGCTTTGATCATCGAAACGTTGCGCAAATATCGGGAAGGGACCGTTCGTGTATATCGAGGCAACTGATTTGGCTGGTGCAACACTGTCACCGTCGCAAGTTGAGCAGGATCGTGAAGCTGCACGGATCGCGGCTGGTGCTGCTGACCGGCAGGTTGTGCGGTTCGCTGGCAGCCCCGCCGAACTGGGCATGCTCCGGGCAATGCTCTTCGGAGAGATGCGCTCATGACCCCGGATGAGCAGGATTACGGCTCGCGGAAGTCGCGTGTGCCGTCGCTGATCATCACCCTGGTTTTGGGTGCCGGTTTGCTGGTGTTGATCGCCGGACTCATGGGACACGTCGCATGACAGAGACGGCTAAGGCGGCAATGCGCGGCAGACGTCATGCGATCCGGCCCGACTCGAACCTGCCCTGGTCGTATTGCGGATACCGGGTGACGTGGGATCTGCGGAGCGACGTTGATCCTGACTGTAAGTGGTGCCGGGATCGGCTGGGGCTGGACGCGCAGGCGCCCCATGACTGAAATTGCCGTTTTCTCGTGCACTGTGTGTCCGTTCGATGGTGATGCCGAGTTCACTGACAACCCGGAACTTGTGTTGCCGTTGACGTGGATATGCCCGAGTTGTGGGTGGGTGCATCGTGGCGAGTTTGAACAAGACGGATACGACATCGAATGGGAGGACTACACGTGAACTGGGCCATCTATCAAGGCGATCTGCCTATCGCGTGGGCATCGAACGACGCTGACGCTGACGACATTGTTGAAGCGTTGTCCGCACATTACTCACATCTGCGGTTCTATGCACGGGAGGTAGAGGGATGACCATTCACACCCCGCGGCATCATTTGTCGCATACGCAACTGTTGGGCCGGATGGCTGTGACCGCATGGGTTGCAGCCATCATCCTTTTCGGTGCGGCAGCAGTGTCGGGTAGTAGTGGTGCGGGTGTGACGGCGCTGATCCTGGTCGCGGTTGGTGCGGTCCTGTCACACAAAGCAGACGCATCATGAACGACCTGGAAACCCTCTACTTCACGGTCGAGGGCACACCGGTACCGCAGGGTTCGCATGCCGTGTCGCGTTTCGGCCGCATCTACGAGTCGAACAAGAAGTTGGCACCGTGGCGCAAAACGGTCACCGCCGCCGCTGTTGACGCGTTATCCGGTCGCGAAGGTTTCGATGAGGCCGTGTACGTGCTACTCGACTTCTGGCTACCACGACCCAAAACGGTGAAACGTGTGCACCCAACCACCCGGCCCGATGTGGACAAGCTCTCCCGCGCTGTCCTGGATGCGTTGACTGCGGCAAGGGTTTGGACTGATGACAGCCTGGTTTTGTCGCTGCATGCAGTCAAGAAATATGCGGATGAAGGCGCGGGGGTCGACGTAAAGGTAAGGCGGCTAGCGTGAACGAAGAATGGCGAGCGATCCCCGGGCTCGAGGGGTACTACGAAGCAAGTTCCGCCGGGCGGATCAGGTCAGTGTCCCGCGCCTGGAAGAACTCCGAGAAGATCCGACCTGGTCGGACGCTGGCCGCCCGGCCGTCCCGCAGCGGGCACATGAGAGTCCAGATATGTGTCGATGGTTCCGAGACCACCTGGCTAGTACACAGGCTCGTGCTCCTGGCTTTCGTCGGCGCGCCACCAGCCGGTACCGAGGGCTGCCACAACAACGGCGACCCCGCAGACAACCGCATCGAGAACTTGCGGTGGGACACGCATGCCGCGAATGCCCGGGACGCACTATCCCACGGCACGCACGAGAACGCCAGGAAAAAGCAGTGCCCATCCGGGCACGACTACACCCCTCAAAACACCTACTACAACGCCGGCCGAAAATGCCGGACATGTAACCGACTGCGCGCCAGCGAGAACAAGGCAAAGGCGTCTGGCGTTGACATCAAGATCCGGAGACTCGCATGACCCAGGCACGAAGCATTCACGCCGCAGCGGCGTTACTCAAACTCAACCCGCACGGAACGGAAGTGAACGCCATCTTCGAATTCGCGGACGAACTTAGTGACCTTCTCTATTACATCGCCACCGAGGATCAGGCGTGGAAGATACGCGACCGCGCTGAGGCCGTCTCCATCAAGCTGACCGGGCTGAAGGATGTCTGATACGCGTTGGCGGGTGCGTCCGACGAACTGGGACGACGACCAGCACGCCTACTACCACCACCAGTTCGTGGCCGTAAAGAACTCGGCCAAGTTGTTCGGCGACACGATCGGTGAAGTTCACGACCTGATCGCATTCCACGAAGGAGAACGACCATGACTGATGAGCCGTTGGACACAGATGCGACCGGTGAACGGTACATCAACGCGGCAGACGATAAGGAGGACCGATGCTGTCCTCCGAGGTAATCGCGGCATTGCGGGTCGCACATCGAAATGCTGCGATGGTCACCGAGCTGACGATCAAAGACGAAACGGCCATTTCCTCCCTCGATCCCGAGGTTAGGGAACCGAGCACGCGCAGGATCGATGCCCTCATGTTCGAGACGCTGCAACGTACCGCTATCGAAGTCAAGGTGTCCGTCGCCGATGCTCGGCGCGAATCGTGGGCAAAGGTCCGGCCGTGGGCGCTGGTGACTCATCGGTTCGTGTACGCGGTCCCCGCTGGGCTACTTGAGCGCCCCCCTGTTTACGGTGCTGGTCTTTGGTGGATTCACGAGAACGGAACGGTTGAGGTGCGGAGAAAAGCGACAATCAACCGCTACCCCGAACCGCTTCCTCAGGGCGTAATTCAGACGTTGGCGTACCGGGCATCTGGGCGTCGCAACAGCTACGACGCGGGGGTGGACGATGCCGCCAAACCTTGAGGGTGTTGTCCACGATCTGCCGGATGCTGAGTACCATGCGCATCCGGCTTTGTCGTCTACGGGTGCACGGATGCTGCTACCTGAGTACAAGGGTTCACCAAGGAAGTTCCAGTACGCGCAAACACACCGCCGCGACACCGTTGCTTTTGATATTGGAACGGCGACGCACTCGAAAGTTCTGGGCATCGGTTCACGAATCGTCATCTACCCGAAAGAACACCTGACACCATCTGGCGCAGTTTCCACGAAGAAGGAGACGGTCGCATGGGAGCAGGAGCAACGCGCGAACGGGCTCGTACCCATCGGTGCAGCAGACGCGCGCAGGGTTGACGGGATGGCCGAAGCTGTCCTCAAACACCCGACTGCCGGCCCGATCCTCGAATGGGCGACCGGACGTGAAGTGTCCGTGTTCGCCGAGATTGATGGTGTGCCGGTTCGCGCACGGTTCGACGCACTCTCGAGTGATGGCGCCGCGGTTGACCTGAAAACAACCGACGATGCAACACCGTCCGGGTTTGCTAAGTCGGTTGCCAAGTGGGGTTACGACGTGCAGGAAGCTTGGTATGACGACGTACACGACGCAGCAACCGGTGTACCACTTGGCGCCTTCTACTTCATCGTTGTCGAGAAGTCCGCCCCGTACGAGGTGGCTGTGCACCGTCTCCCCGAACTGTGGGTCGAAATGGGTCGCACGAAAGCGGCCGAAGCACGACGCATCTACCGCGAATGCGTAGAGACAGGCGTGTGGCCCGGGTACGACACCGACGTGCAGTTCCTCGACCCGCCCGCATGGATGGTTTACGACCACGAAGCACGATACGAAGAAGAGATCAGGATCTGATGAATGACCGAAAACCCCCGTGGGCGTGGTCATCTGTGGACGACCCGAACCCCTACTACCCCAAATGCGACCGCTGTGATGCGTTCGCACGTTGGTCGATAGGCGAGTTTGAGGACGATCACCCCGAGCGGCTTGCTCCGATCATCCGGTATTTCGCTTGCGGAAGACATATAGCCGCCGCGCTCACTGGTGCCAACTGGACGTTGGACGCACTGATGATCTATGACCTGACCTATCCACCAGAAAGGGGCTGATCAAATTGGACATTTCAACAACGATCCAGCCGAACAGCCAGCAGGTGAACGCAGACGATCTCGTCACCCCGGTCACCGTCACCATCACCAACGTGGAAGCCGGAACGTCCGAGCAGCCCGTGTTCCTACACGTCACCGAGTTCCCGGGCCGTACGTACAGGCCCGGTAAGTCGATGAGAAGGGTCCTGGTGCACGCTTGGGGACCGGAAGCTTCGGTATACATCGGCCGGCAGCTCACCCTGTACAACGACACGTCAATCCGGTTCGGCAAGGACGTGACCGGCGGGATCAGGATCTCGCACATGTCACACATTGACAAGCCGTTGACGATGCCGCTGACGGTGACTCGTGGCAAACGCGCCCCGTACACGGTCGAACCTCTCGCCGCCGCACCATCAGCACCGTCTGTTGACGTGCAGGAATGGGTTGACGTGTTCGACGCAGCAACCACGATCGCCCAACTCGCTGCCGCATGGGACGACGCCAAACAATCCGGCGTCGCAACCATCCCCGAAATCGTTGCCGCGAAAGACCGGAAGAAAGCCGAACTCGCATGAAAACCGCACTCGACCTGCTGGTACGCGACGAAACGAACTGGGAAGAACACGCAGCCTGCAAAAACAGGGACACCGAACTGTTCTTCCAACCACTCGGCACATCCGAAACCGAGAAAGCGAAACGAGTCTGCGCGACCTGCCCAGTGAAACGCCAATGCCTGACAGACGCTCTCCAATACTCCGACAGTGAAGACTTCGGCGTACTCGGCGGGCTAGACGAAAAGCAACGATCACGCCTCCGACGTGCAGGTGCAGCATGAACCACGACAGGTTCGCGCTCGGAGCGCCCGTCTACTACCGATACGACCCCCGCGAAGCCGTAATCACCGGATACATTCGCGGCAAATACGTCATCGAATACGCAGACGGAACCACCAAACAACACGTCGGCACGTCACTAAGACACATCGAACTGCCATTACGTGGCGACGAACTCCTAGACGAAATCCAGTTCCTACTGGACCAGGGCGAATCACCGCTGATCGTTCCGCAGCTCGTGGAACGTTCACCAGAAGTGGTGATGCGGATGGCGCGACAATACCGGCGCCCAACAATCACTGCAGCGTTCGTCGCGTCCGGGGAGGCCGAGTACGACCGGAAAAGGATGCGGCTATGACAACACCCATACGCCATCCAACACTCGGCTGGGTACTCCAAAACGCGGACGGCACATACGAACCACTCGCACCAGCCGAACAAGCCGAATGGGACGTCCTCGAACGAACACTGAAGGAGGTGACATGAGTGCCCTGGTTCAAGGTGGATGACGGATTCCACGGCCATCCGAAAGTAGTCGAACTGTCGCTAACCGCCGTAGGCCTATGGGCGCTCTGCGGGTCGTGGTGCGCCAAATATCTAACCGACGGCTACGTGCCCGCCAAAACGGTGTCACGCCTCGGCGGAGACACCCGCCACGCACAAGAATTGGTGTCCGCGGACCTCTGGTTGGATGCTCCGGCCGGCTACCAGTTCAAGGATTGGGAAGACTACCAGCCCTTGAAAACAGCGGTAGAGGCAGAGCGCGCCGCTGCTCAGGAGCGGATGCGGAAGGTGCGTGCGGCGAAGAAAGGTGTTACGCCGAACGTTCGCCTGAACATCGACGGAACTTCGGAAGAAGTTCGGGTAACCCCATCCCAGTCCCATCCCAGTCCCGACCTAACACCTAAAGGTGTTAGAGCTGCTAACCGCGGCACCCGGATACCAGACAACTTCGAGGTCACACCCGACATGGTGATTTGGGCCAGAGAAAACACGCCGCTGGTGAACGGGAAACGATCCACGGACAAGTTCGTCAACCACTACACGTCGGCGACCAAGAACGCGACCCGCATTGATTGGGTTCGCACGTGGAAGAACTGGTTGCTGTCCGATCAGGAGCGTGCCGAGAAGACTCAGCCGCGCCGGTCGAAGGAGGACCAGATCGTGGACGTGCTCGAACAGGGACGCATGTTGGCTGAACAAGACGAACGGAAATCAATCGCATGAATATTCAGGAGACTGCTGCGGTTCTCGCGAAGATCAAGATCGGCGACAACCGGGAAATCGACTCAAAAGGCATCGTCCTCCGCGAATGGCATCAAGAGATCGGCCACCTCGACTACCAAGACGCGCTCGAAGCCGTGGTCATGCATCGACGTGAGTCGACCGAGTACTTGCAGGCCGGCCACATTGTGGCGAACGTGGCACGCATTCGACGGCAGCGCGAACGGGATGAGCGGGTTGCGAATCCGAGGCAGATTGAACCGCCGAAGATCACCCTGGACCGGGCAGAGTTCGACCGGCTCACCCGTGTGGCGTTGGAACAGGCGCGGGCTGAGCGGAGGTACACGAATGAGATCACCGGACGTGCTGCCCTGTGACACGGCGTTTGAAATGTTCCTTGCCACGGTGACCGTGGATGACCTGTCCGAGTACGAGAAGAACCTTTACCGGCATCACCGGTACGAACAACTGAAAGCGAGCTAACCATGGCCATTGTGAAGATCAAGGATGCAACCGTGACCCGTGTGAACTCGAAAGGGTACGGGGTGAAAGTTACCGAGTCGAACGAGTCGAACGGGAAAAGGTACAAAACCCAGTACACGCTCTGGTTCAAGGAACCGCACGGGCTGTCTGAGGGTGATGTGGTGTCTGTTGATGGGTTCCTGGGCGCGAAGGTGGGGGAGCCGTGGGAGGACCGTGACGGCAACCAGCGGGTGTCAGTGGAGCTGTCGGTGAACAACCCGAAATTGGATGGGTATCCGAAGGCGCCGGTTGAGGAACAGTGGGCGGCACCAACCAACAACGACGAAACGCCTTTTTGATGTACGAATCCAGCACGATCGCCCGAGTCTGCGGTCCGTGCTCGCGCGGCCAGCATGCACCATGTGACGGGCCGAACGAGTGGTGGGGAGACTGCACCTGCGAGTGCCAAAGGAGGACCGAATGAAACCGAGACTACTCGACCTGTTCTGTTGCGCAGGAGGAGCCGGCACCGGGTACGCTCGTGCCGGCTTCGACGTTGTAGGGGTCGATATTGACCCGCAACCGCGTTACCCGTTCGAGTTCCACCAGGCAGACGCGCTCAAGTATTTGCGGGACCACGGCCACGAGTTCGACGCCATCCACGCATCACCACCATGCCAGGTGTACAGCAAGACCGCACACCTTCACGACAACGAACACCCGGACCTGCTCGCACCAACTCGTGTCGAGCTCGAAGCGACCGGACTGCCGTACGTGATCGAAAACGTCGAAGGAGCACCGCTGATTGCACCGCTGACGTTATGCGGTTCAGAGTTCGGTCTAATGGCGCCGGATGTTGACGGGCTACCTCTCGCGCTGCGGCGCCACCGGTTGTTTGAATCGAACGTGTGGCTGATGGGTGCCGGCGGGTGCGAGCATGACCCGAATATTCAGGTTGCCGGTTCATACACGGCCGGACGCCACCGCACACCAGTTCACAGAGACAACCCGAACCGGTTGGGCGGATACACGCCTGCGCTCTCCGTTCGCGCTGCGCTCCTTGGCATTGACTGGAAGATGAACGAGCACGAGCTCGCGCAAGCCATCCCGCCTGCGTACACGGAGTTCATTGGCGGACAACTGATTCGTTCTTTGACGTTGGAGGCAGCATGAGTGACTTGTTGGATGCGGTTGACCGTCTGACTGTCCCGCAACGGTTGAAGCAAATGCAGGACACTCAACTGGTGACCGTGGTGTTGCCGTCACTGTTGGACCAGTTGGATGCTGCCGTGCGTTCTTCGATGGGTGGTACGTCGTCGGGTGGTTCGACAGCGTTTGAGGGTTCGATTGTGAATTCGGCGGCGTTGATGAAGTTGATGCAGATCAGTCATCAGGTTGCGGATTGGTGTCGTATCCGTCAGTGCCCGGTCGTGCGTGACACGGCGAAGAATTTGCGGGTCTGGTATGTGTCGACATTGGCAACCGATTTCAACCCTGAGTTCGCGACCAGGCAGCTCGACAATTGGGCTGACGCGATCGTGGCGCTATTGGACCCGCCAAGGCAGAAGGATCTTCCGGACGCATGCCCGGACTGTGAGGCGACGAAATGGTGGAAGAACCAGCATGAGGGTGGGCTTAGACCTTTGGTGGTGTTTTACCGTCCGGGTGAGTCGGTGGAGGCTGGGTCTGCTGAGTGTCGTGCGTGCGGGCGCAAATGGAGTGTGCGCGAACTGGCGTACGCAATCGAACAGAAGACCGAGAGTTAGGATCACCGACATGGCAACGATCTACGTTGAAGTAACGGAATGGTACCCGGTCTATTCGTTCGAGGAATTCACATGGGCGCAAAAATCCTAGAGGCGAATGCCCTTCGAGGCGCGAGTTTAGTCGAGCTCCGCCCCCGCAAGGGTCACCTGTTCGAGCAGGAGGCGTAGGTGCCTGACATCAGCGGCCAGGGCTACATCACCGTTCGCCTGCCGTACGAGGATCGGGTGGCGATCCAGATCGGTATCGAGAAATGGTCCGGGCGGTCGCGGGACGATATTGAAATCCTCGCTGACGTTACGGTGGTTGCCCGTGGCTAGCGTCTCCCCGCGATGTAATGATGACCCAGACATTCCCGGGGAACGCGAATCCTTTCTCCCAATATCGAGCCATATTGACTACAGCGGCCCGCGACCGGCTTGGGTAATTCCCCAGTCGATCGAATACCAGGCAATCGTCCACCACAACCAGTTGCGATATGCAGAGTTGCAGAAGCTCCGCGCGGGACAACCGAACCTGTACAACGAGACAAGGTATCGAAACTGATGGCTAGTGTCACCCCGCGCACGAATGGAGCTTGACAACAACACGTTTGTAGTTCATAATTGAAGTACGCGGATTTTTCATGCCCGGAAACGGGTTGAAGGTCCGCCTTTTTCGTTAAGGTGGTACATCGAATGTCCCTGGCCGAGAAAGCAAAAGCGAGAAAGCTCGCTCCGAAACGCAACCCCATCGACGTATGGCTCGAAACCCTCGAACCATCCGAACGGGACGCAGCATTACACATGCTCAACACCCCGCACCTGTGGCCGCAAAGCGCGATCATCACAGACTTCGCCGACGAAGGATTCCATGTCGGCAAGGAAACGGTCGGCGCATGGCGGAGGGCAAACAGTGTCTCTCGTTGACAAAGCGGCCGATAAACCGGTGCCGCTGACTGGGCGTGCGGATACCACCCCTGATGGTGGCGAGTTCGTGGACGTACAAACGACGGAGCCGGTCACTGACTGGTCGGACATGTTCCGCCGGTTCAACTTGGACCCGGACGTGTTCGAGGTTGTCGGTGACACGGTTCGCATGTCGAACTGGCAGCAGTCGAAACGCACCAACGATGGTGACCGTGATGTTGTGAACCTGTATTCGTACCGTGCGTTGTTTCGGCGTAAGGCTGCGGCGATTGACCTGCCGGCGTTGTATGCGGAGGTTCGTCGTACGAAGGTGAAGCCTGGGAAGGCTGCTGGTGGTTCGACACTGGTGGTTGCGTGGGCTGACACTCAGGTGGGCAAAGTAGGGCTACGCGGTGACACCGCCGACCTTGTGCGTCGCCTTGAACAGAAGCGTGTAGCGCTCGCGGCTCACATCAAAGCGCGCAAACTGTCACGGTTTGTGTTCGTGGATGTGGGTGACGCGATCGAGGGTTTCGAGAACGTTGCTTCGCAGATGTTCACCAACGACCTTTCGTTGCCGCAACAGATTGACCTTTCCGCTGTTGAAATGTGGAAGACGCTCGCACTGCTGGCGAACAACGGTCGTGTGGATGCTGTTGCGATCCCGTCGAACCATGGCGCATGGCGGTCCGGTAAGCAGTCCCTCGGACGTCCGTCCGATGATTGGGGGCTCGCCATTCAAGCCCGCCTCGAGTATCAGGCTGGTCTTGTTGGTCTGCCTGTCACGTTCCACCGTCCTGGTGATTGGGATGAGTCGGTTGCGTTGGATGTTCGCGGCACCAAGTTGGGTGTTCACCACGGCCATCAGTCGGCGTGTGACCAGATGCCGAAATGGTGGGCAGGGCAACAGCACGGCGCCCAAGCAACCGCCGACGCGGACATCCTTCTCACGGGGCACTACCATCATCTGCGGGTTCTTCCTACTGGGCGTTCACAGCGCACGGGGAAGTCGAAGTGGTGGTTGCAGGCACCCACACTGGATAACGGCAGCGACTGGTATCGGAACAAGTCTGGTGACGATTCCGACCCGGGCCTGTTGGTGTTCGAGATCAACGATGAAGGGTTCGACCTGTCGAGCCTGACCATTCTCTAAGTTTGACCGGCCCTGTTCGCAGGGAACGCGCACCGGTCACAGCGGCCAGGGGATAAGCCTAGTTTCAGGTGTCCTCAAACGACAACGCAGTACGCCTGGCCGCACCCATAATCTTCCGGCACTGCCACCCACAGAAAAATAGTCATTAGGGCTTCGAGCCGAGACGCAAAGTGTGGCGAGTGATCGCATGTACCGGATCTCTGTAAGGCGAACAAAGCATCGTAGTAGCAGTCTTCCAAACCAGGATGCTTGCGGTGGGCGTAGACCACCAAGACCCGAAGCGTTGGGACCCTCCGGGGCGGCGCGGTTAAAGCTGTTAGGGAAAGACACTCTTCACGGTTGCGGCCATTGGAGGTTGCACATGAAAGACGACGCGGACGAATATCCGGATGGCGGTTGGTGGTTCGACGGCAACACTGGTTGGCACATCCACCCGGAGTGTGAGCCGAGGAACGCACGCGAAGTGCAAGAAGCGCTCGCAGTGATTGACGCGGCGCAAGCGAACTCCCCGACATGTCGACTCTGCGGACAACGGGTCATCGCCCTTGACGCGTACGGGCTGTGCTCGAAGAAGTCGCACGAGGTTGTGCGTTCGGATGAACCCATGCTGTCGTTCGGTCAAGGGTGACTGGACATGGGCAATCAGTTGCGTGTTGTGACGTCGAGCCGGCGTCTTGAACCGTTGGTGTGGTTGGCCGTGTCAGCCCTTTACAGTGTCCGTTGGTGGGTTGGTGTGTTCGATCGTATTAGGCCCGAACGCGGTGGTGATCTGATAACTGAACATGGCCATGATCGACTGCCAACGGAGAGCAGACGTAATGAACATCCCAGATGATGTGCTCGAAGCCGGGTGGGCGGCGAGTTACGCGGCACCGGTTCCAGATGCACCGAAAGCATTCATGCAGGTGGTTGCGGAGTGGGCGCGTCGTGAAGCGCTCCGAGAAGCCGAGTTGGCAGCTTCTTCGCAGGTTGTCTCATCGCCGTCTGATTACCAGGAGGCCGCGTATAACGACGGCGTCGCCGATGCTGTCGACGCGATCCGCAGCATCGGCGAGGCACTGTGATGGGCGGCACCGACGTGAAGTGCCCAGTCTGTGGCGCCGCACCGAACCAGATGTGTGATCCAGGTAGCGCGCGACCCGGAACCCATACGCGCCGCATCGAACTATCCCGGGTTCGTTCCGACCGGGATCGCGCTTACAGGGAGTGGCGGAAGGGAATGCCCGAACGAATTTCACACCTAGCTCGGACCGGCTTCAACGCCGGCTGGGAAGCGGCCAACGCGACGCGTGATCTCGCGGAAGGGGAAATCGAATGACTATCAAGCTTGAACCTTTGGACCCGTCCCAGCCGATCGTCATCTCGAATGCCCGGTTTGTGGATGATGAGCATAACGATTTCCTGTTGGGCACGCCGGAACATCCCGGCCTGTTCGAATAGCTCCCGGCTAACACTTCGGTGTTGATGTCGGTGAACAGCGGCAACTGGATGCCGCGACAAACCACCACATTGCGGTGTGTGTGGATGCGCCGTTGGCAGAGTTCCCGACATTCGGGGCTGTCACCGGTCCAACTGCTCATCGTCCTCCGGGACTGATGGGCGTTTTACAAACAGACGAAAGCCCCGGTTGACCCGGGCGTTGTCGTAAGCCTTCGTCTTATACATGCCGTTGTCCCGGGCTGCTACGGGGCGCCTCCGGTAAACGGTCAAGTTGATGCGGTGCAAACAGTCAACTAGCGACCCACAATTTCATATGGCCGTTACCCGATCCGAACGAGAGCAGGCATGATGCGTATCAGGATCGATCGTGATGAGTGGTATCCCGTGTACAGCCATCACCAAAATGCGACTTGGTGGGCGGGCGAGTCAACGCGCGAGATATCAGATGCAGATCTATCTCGACTTAATCGGGCATTCGATGAATTCAAATGGGCGCAAGATCTCTTAGAAAAGAGCTGGCAGGCGGGGACCTCAAACTAATGGCCTCGAATGATTGACGAAGACGTTGTAAAAGGCTTGTTCAACACGTATCAGGATCCAGGTATCTGTGACTGGCTCGTGTCGTGGCTGCATGCGTCCGCCGAGAAACGCGAACGCATCGAAGGCCGCATGCGTGATGCCGGAAATTATCGACTACATTTGATTCCAGCAGGCGAAGCGTATAAGCACTCACGCACGGTCGGGTGCATGTGCGCGCCCGACGTCGACGGACCCGTGGTTATGCACAATGCGGTGAAAACAATAAAGCAGGGCACATGAAACCGTTAGGGATTTACCCTGCGCCTGCACCGTTCACACCCGGCTCAAAGTTTGTTGACTCCGACCATCCCAACCATGGACCGTTCACCGTGTTCAAGTACGGGTCGTCGTTCGGTGACGACTACCTGATCGACATTGCGCAGCAGTGGCATGAACCGGATCATTGCCGGGTTGTCGCGTATTTGTCTCCGGAAGCGTTGGAGCAGCGGAAACAGGATCGTGTGCTTGAACGGCTTATGGCCGTGTACAGCATTTAGCTGTTATCGCTTTCGATAACCCCTCCCAAACAAGCGAGGTTGTGCCATGGTGCCTGAAATTGTTGACTGTGCGTGCGGGCACGACCATGCAACAGTGCCCACTGATGATGGCGCCGAGTTGGTGTGCCGCGTCCATAAACGTCACATCCCGTGCCGACGTTGCGAGAGCGGCGCTGTAGCGGAGATTGTTGCGTGGGCTAAGTCTGAACAGGACCGGCTTATGACGGATCTGCAACAGTACGGTTACCCGCGAGATGGTGAAGACGGCTGATGTCCGCCCTCGACATGACATCAGCCGATCGTTGCGACCGGTGTGGCGCGCAAGCGTACGTGCGCGTGTGGATCAACGCAGACGCACTATCAACCCTTGACATGTGCGGTCACCATTTCGCGCAGCATGAGGCGCGTCTGGTTGCTGGTGGTGCGATCTTCGCCGACTACCGCGACCGCATCAACGCCAAACTGGACGTTTCCGCATGAACAGACACGGGAGCAACCCATGAATTGTCAGTTTGTTGTCAAGACAGTCCCGGACGAGGTTGACGGTGGGACGCTTATCAAGATTTGCGGCCAGTGGACAGTCGGTACGCTCTGCGCAACTCACGAAGCCCTGCTGAATGGTGCACTGTTTGGTCCAGAACCCTATGTGCTACCCCCGCGGAAGCCGTTGCGCACGCTTTACCCAAGGAGGGTTCGTTGAGCATCAACAGCATGGTTGCGTATGAGTGGATGTGCGAATCCTGTCTTCTGGTCGAACTTGAGTACACCAGGGACGAGGCGGAGCAGCGACTTTTCGAGCATATGGACGAGCACCACGGCTGATTCGGTTCACGGTCGCCTAGACATCGAGGTAAGAACGGAAGCTAGCGCGCTGGATGGTTGGGCGCGGACCCCGTTGCAAATTGGCTTCCGTCGCGAACAATGCTCAAGAAGAACGGGTGAACATGGCCAATGGGATGCCAACGACATCTGAGGTTTCGTACGTTGGCTGGGGCGGCAAGCGCATATCTCGACATGCGACGTTTGATCTTAAGTGGGCGATGCGACGCGAGGGTGTCAAATTCGTTGACGGTGTTGCCGTAGTGGAGCAGGGAAAGGCCCTCACGCCATGAGCGATGAGGGGGCCGGGTTCAATGCTGGTGCGGCGTGGCGAGAGAGAATATCTGACATGCAAACAGTCGAATGGTATGAATACGGGTTCCGCACCGAACCAACTGGGGACGTTTGGGCCGAAGACAACGGGTCGGACGGTTCATGGACGCCCGCGTTACCCAAGCTCGGTATTCGCGCCATTGACATGTACGACGGCCTAGAGGCCGACTCCATCCGCAAAGAGCTGGCACGCGCAGGCATTGACGGTGTCGTTATCCGACGCCTGGTCACGCGCACCGAAGGTGAAGCTGAAATAGTCAAGTAAGGCGGTTGGCATGAGGTACTCGCAACCCACAAAATGACCCCCGAACTCGAACGCGAATCATCATGCGACCAGGATGATGTTGCAGCGTTCGACAAACTCAGCGCCGCAGTCAACCAATGGTTGGCCTGCTCGTCAAAGAAGGCCAATCGTTCGTGACCACACACGCGGCCTGTTAGATGTTGCGTTGCAAGCAGACCGCGAATCGGTGTACTCAGATGACGACGAATGACGAAATTTGGGTCCACTACGAGCAGGTGGCCGGCAACTGGGCTTGGCGCATCACGGACGGGAACACGTTCCTGTGGGGCGGCCGAGACAATCGCACCGAGTATGACGCAATCCGCGAGGCGCAGGATAGATTCATCGATTTGTTCCCGGAGCACGTGGCGCCTGAGGTGCGGATCTTCCGAACGGGGCTCGAATACGCGCAGGCGTCCATTCTTGAGCGCGATAGCCACAGGAGACGCCGTGCACGCGGGCGACGATGACGCCGTACCCGAACTAGTTGACCTGCTCACAAGAACGCCGGTATGGGATGCCTAGATATGACCTCGACCCGTTAGACCCGCGCAAATGCGAGGTCTGCGGAATGCCCTGGCCTGTACCGTCTCTGGCCCGTGGATGCGAACAGAAGCACAACAAACCACACGAGGTGAAATCGTGATTGACCTGACGCTGAGACGGTATTGGCAGCAGCTCACGGCCGCTGAGGATGTTCGTGTCATCCAGGCTGCCGCAGACGAAACCGAACACCTACTGGCATCCGAGCGGAACAAGACACGGCTCACTGATGCGCTCGAACAGGCACGCACACCGTACACATCCCACTGGTACAAGTAACCACGTCGTTACTACCGGTTTAGCCGCGTAAACCACAATACTGCGCACCCAACAACGGTTTAAACGCAATACAACGAATAGCCCTGGCCATGTGCTGGGGCTATTCGCACGTGTGCTGCCACCTACACCTGACAAAACGGTGCCGTCCTGCCAGGTACAGCTAACAAACGCCAGGAGCCAACGATGAGCGACGTCGGCCAGCTCGGACTTGTGCGCACAGTCGGGTTCTCAAGCTGGCTCATCCGCCTCGTAACGAAGTCGCATTACAACCACGTGATCCTTCGCTTCAACTCGAAGTATGTGGTGTCTGCCGAAACTTCAGGTGTAGCCATACTCCCGACAACGCACTTCCCGAATGCGGTGTGGTCACAGTTCCCGTTGGATGCGCTCGAACGCCGCCAAATCGTCGCCTTCGCACTCAACCAAGTCCACAAACCCTACGGACGACTCACATTCGTGTGGATCGGAATCAGCCGCATCACACGCTGGGCAACACCACGATGGCTCGAGAAACGCATCAACAACGAGAAGACCTGGGTGTGTTCGGCTCTGGCCGACAGTGCATACACTCACGCCGGCATTCACCTCTTCAGGGATAGGCGCCCACCCGGTGCTGTAACACCTGGCGACCTCGCCCAAATCTTTTACGACTTCCACTGGGTAGACCGGGCATGATCGTCCAAAACGACGACGTCCTTCCGGCACCAGCCACCCCGATGCTCATAGTAGGCGTAGGTGACGACGGCGAACTAGCCGCCGTATTCCTTGACCGCAACGGCGTTGTGCACATCCAGAGCGGACAACGACTGGCCCACATCATCGTCACCTACATCGCGGCCTGAAAGCGGAGGAACTCGAAGACATGCTGACTATCCTTCTCATCTTCATCATCGTTACGCCCCTGAGCGTCGCCGCGACAATGGGCATACTCCATGTCATAGACCGGCGCTAACGTGCGCGTATGCAGCACACCAGGCTGTCCCGCTATCTACCGCCGCACTGAGGGCAGCAGATGCGCACAGCACAGGGTCGCAGCAGACCGGGCACGAGGCCGTCGACAAGCGCGCGGATACGACAAAGCCCACGACAAGCTCCGAACCCAATGGGCATCACGAGTAGCAACCGGCACCATCCCATGCGCACGCTGCGCACAACCCATCAGCCCCACCGAAACGTGGGCACTCGACCACACAGACGACCGAGCAAGCTACCTCGGCCCATCACACACACGCTGCAACAACAGCGCAGGAGGCAGAGCCTCACACCGATAGAACTCACGGACTAATTACCCGTGACAGAAAGCCCCAACGTCCTGAGCGTTGGGGCTTTCGCTTTCCTCAGGAGAAGTCAATGAAGACATGCACCATCGACGGATGCGACAAAGCCCACCGCGCACGAGGGCTATGCTCCACCCACTACAACCGTGCACTTGGTGAAGGGCGCCACAAAGCGACGCGGATGCAGTGCACCGGCTGCTGCGGCGTCTACCTCAAGCAAGTATCCGGTCACGCATGGGCAACCAACTACTGCAGTGAACTATGCAGGCAATGGGTACGGTTTGGCGAATGGTCAACGAAGTTGCCCGCCGACCACATCGTTCGATGGGTCAACGCAACATGCGAATGGAAACCACCACGGACGGCACGCACCTTCGATTGCGAATGGTGCGGACATACCATCACCACAACACGAGACAGCGCCAAGTACTGTACACGTGGCTGCAAGCGCAAGGGTGGCAAGGCGCGCCGCCGCGGGCTTGAGCATGGCGCTACCGGCACATACTCGTGGGCCGAACTGACGAGGCTGTGGCTGGCCTTCGACAAGACGTGCGCTTACTGTCGAAAGGCAACCCAACTCGCAGACATACAGGCCGAGCACGTGTACCCACTCAGCCGCGGTGGCGCGAACAACCTCACCAACCTGCTCCCATCATGCGGTCCATGCAACAGCGACAAGCGCGACCTGCTGCTACACGAGTGGGAACGGGACAGGGCACGACGCCACCTGCCCACTGTGCACACCACGTGGCGTGCTACAGACAGTCGGTACAAGCACTTGACCTATCGAACAAACCTTCGACCCTCCGCCTGACACACCCCGGGGACATCCACCCAGCAGGTACTGCACCCGGACCGCCGGGGAGGTGACTCGCAGTCCAAGGACCTGAAATGTTGTTTTCGACCCCTGTTTCGAACATATCTTCGAATCTCGTTGGAGGTACCGACATGGTTTCTTCCGCCCCTGTTGGGCTCGCAGATGGCGGGTTGAGGTTGTGGGAATCGGTGTCCAAGGCCCACGAGTTGGATGCCTTGCAGGAGGTTACCCTTACCGAAGCTTGCCGGGCGAAGGACCGCCTAGACAAGCTGGATGGCCTGTTGCGTGGTGACATCGACGTGTGGTTGCGACTTTCACATCGTCTGCAAACCGAGGATTACGAATTGAAGGTTGATCAGGCCCTGGGATCTGCCAACGCAACCGCGAACCTGTTGAAGCAGCTTTTGGCGTCACTTCGGCTTCCCGATGCTGCCGTTGGTAAGCGCCCGCAGCAGCGCGGGGGTGGGCGTGGTTCGTACTCCCCCACTGCGGCCGGTGCTGCGAAGGTTTCCAGCCTTGACGCGGCACGGGCTCGAGCCGCGAAGTGAACTTTCAGCCCCTTTTTGAGGGGCAAGTTCCTTCTCTTGGGTATGCGGCTATCGATTTCATTCAGGACTACATGGTTCATGGGCCCGGTGACGTTCAGGGCGAACCGATTGACCTGAACAATGACGCCGAGATGAGCGACTTCATCATTGAGTGTTACCGGCTGAACCCGGATACGGGTCGGCGTGAGTATGACGAGGGTGTTCTTTCTCGCGCGAAAGGCCGCGCGAAGTCTGAGATTGCAGGCTTCATCGCGGTGTTTGAGGCGTATGGTGCGTGCCGATTTGATCATTGGGACGAGAACGGGCAGCCCGTCGGCCGCCAGGTTGTTACTCCGCTGATCAAGTGCATGGCAACTGAAGAGTCGCAGGCTGGCAACACGTTCGAGAACGTCGCGTTCATCGTGGAGTGGGGCAAGGAGCATTTCCCCGAAATTTACGGCGGCTCGACAGGCGTGCGTCAATATCAGTCGGCCACTGCTATCTATTTGCCTAACGGCGGGGAGATTCGGGCAACTACTTCTGGGGCCGCGTCCAAGGATGGCGGCAAGGAGACGTTCGCTGTTGCTGATGAGACGCACCTGTATGTGCTCAAAGAGCTGAAGCAGATGTATTCAACGGTGTCGCGCAACTTGTCGAAGCGAAAGATTGCCGAGCCTTGGATGCTTCAGACGTCTACTGCTTATCGCCCGGGTGAGTCCTCAGTGTTCGAGGACACGCTTACTGCTTGGCGCAAGAAGGAGTTGTCTCCGCGGGTTTTGGTTGATCATCGCGAGGCCAAGGGCAAGATCGATATCACCGACCATGATCACACGATTGCTCAGTTGCGGTTTACCTATGGAGACTCGGCAGCGTGGCAGGACATGGAGCGCAAGTGGCGCGACATGAACGACCCTCGCATTTGTCCTGACGAGGAAACGGCGGCCCGGTACTACTTGAACCGCCCGCTTTCGTCTCAGGACGCATGGATTCCGGCCGCTGTTATTGAGCGCCAGGATGCCACTGTTGCTCGATCGAACGAGGATGACCGGGAACGCCCGGATGCTGTCATCGCGCCAAATGAGTGGATTGCGCTGGGCTTCGATGGTTCGTTGAATGACGACTCGACGGTCCTGATTGCTTCCCGCATGTCGGATGGGTTCATTTTCCCAATCAAGATTTGGTCTAAACCGACTGGCCCTGCCGGCAACTGGTGGGAGGTGCCTCGAGCTGACGTTATCGCGACGGTCAAGGAGACGTTCGAGCGCTACAGGGTGACCCGGATGTATGCCGACCCACACGAATGGCGTACAGATATTGATGATTTGGCGCAGGCGTTGGGTGATGAGCGTGTCATTGGGTGGCCCACCTCAAGGTATGTGGCGATGGCTGCAGCCCTTGACCGCCTACACATCGATCTAAAGGCTGCTCAGGTTTGGCATTCGGGTGACCCCGTGCTGATGGAGCATTTTCGCAACGCGTATGTAAACATGCGCGGTCCACACCGACTTGTTCGGAAAGAGAACCCTTACAGCGATCGCAAGATTGACTCCGTTGTTGGCGCAACGCTCGCGTATGAAGCACGAGCTGATGCGATCAAAGACGGTTGGGGTAATAACACCGATTCTCGAATGTTCGTTTTCAGATAGGAGTTCGTATGGCCCTGTCCGACGACGAGCAGTCTCTGTTTATTCGCCTGTCGAACGCGTTGAACGTGTCGCGGGTGCGCACTCGGCTGCATAACGATTATTACGAGGGCATGCACCGTCTTGAGCAGCTTGGTCTGGCGATTCCGCCGGAGTTGAAGCGGTTTACGGTGTGTGTGAATTGGCCGCGTGTGGTGGTTGATGCGGTTGAGCAGCGCCTGGATGTGACTGGGTTTCGGATGCCTGGTGTTGATTCTGCTGATTCTGCTTTGTGGGATGTGTGGCAGTACAACAACATGGATGAGCAGTCGCAGTTTGCGCATTTGGATGCGTTGGCTTTGGCGCGTTCGTATGTGTGTGTTGGTACGAATGATGTTGATTCTGAGTATCCATTGGTGTCGGTTGAGTCTCCGTTGGAGATGATTGTTGAGCGGGATCAGCGGACTCGTGCTGTTACTGCTGCTTTGCGCTTGTATGGGTCTGGTCCGTTGACTCCGGGTTCGTCTGAGTTGCAGGATGACCGGGCGACGTTGTATCTGCCGAATGTGACTCGTTGGCTTGTGCGTGTTGACGGTGAGTGGGTTGATGAGATCGACCCTGACGAGCATGGTCTTGGTGTTGTTCCGGTGGTGCCGTTTGTGAACCGGAATCGTGTGACCAGGGTGACGCATTCGATTACTGAGGGTGTGTCCGAGATGGAGGACATTATCCCGATTGCGGATTCGGCGTCGCGTGCGATTACGAATGCGCAGTTGGCGACGGAAACTATCGCCGTTCCGCAGAAATGGGTTCTTGGCATGTCCAAGGGCGATTTTGTGGACGGCGATGGCAACCCGCTTCCGGCGTGGCAGGCGTATTTCGGATCGGTCTGGGCGAACGGAAACGCCGACGCGAAGGTAGGTCAGTTCGACGGGGGCAACCTGTCGAACTTTGAGACGGCGATCAACATGTACTCGCGGCTTGGTTCGGGTGTGTCTGGTCTGCCGATTGAGTATTTCGGTTTGAACACGCAGAATGCTCCGTCGGCTGAGGGGCAGCGTGCGGGTGAGACGCGGCTTATCAAGAAGGCGGAGCGGAAGCAGACGTCGTTTGGTAACTCGTGGGAGGCCGTGAACCGTCTTGTGTTCCGTTTCCGTGACGGTGAGTGGAACGACGATGCCCGCCGCATGGAGACGCTGTGGCGTGATGCTGGTACGCCGACGATCGCGCAGGTGACTGACGCGGTTGTGAAGGAATACCAGGTCGGTTTGACGGATTGGGAGACGGCTCAGGAGAACCTGGGCCGTTCGCCGGAGACGATTCAGCGGATGAAGCAGCGGCGTCAGTCGGATGCTGATCTTGCGGCCGGTTTTGGTGTGCAGGCTGCTGTGAATGGGGCGATGGACGGTAACAATGTCGAACCAGTCGCAGATAGCGTTCCAGCACAGAAGTGACCGTGTTGCATTAGGGCAGGATCTGGTTCGCCAGGTGCGGCAGTTGTGGTCGTTCGGCAACGTGTCCGACCTGGATGGTTCGTGGGATGCTTTGGCGCCGCGGATTGTGCAGGCGGTCACGTCCGGGCAGACTGCTGCGGCAGCTCAGGCGACACCGTTCATGGATGCGGTTGACCGTTCGTACGGTCGTAAACCGTCCGGGGGCTCGTTGGTGCCGGAGGCGTTCTCGGGTGTGATGTTGGACGGCCGTGAGGTTGGTCCGGCCCTGTTCTCGGCGGTGACGACGACAAAGGAAGCGATTGGTGCGGGTATTGCCCCGCCGAACGCGTTTCTGGCCGGTGCGAACGCGTTGGCTGTGGTTGCTCAGGCGGCGTTGCAGGATATGGGCCGTCAGGCGGATATCACGTTGGGTCGTGCGCGCGCGTACACGAGGTATGTGCGTGTGGTGGGTGCTGGTGCGTGTTCTCGGTGCGGCATTCTTGCTGGTGCTGCGTCGTCGGAGAAGGCGTTTCTGCGTCATACGGGGTGTCAGTGTCAGGCGATGCCGGTGTTGGTGTCGCGTGGTGGTGTTCCGAACATTCCTCGCGGGTTTCATGATTCGCCGGAAGCGTTTTTCGATTCGTTGTCGAAGGTGGAGCAGGATCACGCGTTCACGAAGGCTGGTGCTGAGGCGATTCGTGCTGGCGCGAACCCGGTAAGTGTGGTGAACGCGCGTCGTGGTGCGTATGGGATCGGATATTCGGGCCACTATCACGCACCGGTACCTGTTGGTACCAGGAGCGTGTTGAAGCCGATCCAGATTGGTGTGAAAGCGGACGGTACCCCGTTGCGTGTTTACGCGACCGGTGAGGGGACGTCGGCGCGTGGCGCGTTCTATAAGTCGGAGCGTGCACGTGGTGGTGAGGCGGTCAAAGAGGGCCGCTACCGGCGTTCTACGACGATCCGTTTGATGCCTGAGCAGTTGATTCAGATGGCTGGTTCGGATGTGAACCGGTTGCGTGAGCTGCTGACCCGTTACGGGTATATGGACTAACTAGTTTTCACATGGGAAGGCCTCGCTGTTGCGGGGTCTTTTTTTGTGCCCGAAACTCCCCGCCCGCACGGGATCGGGGTTTCGCAAACACATCGCAGGCCGCATGGCCGTTTCGCGGTGATCCCGCATGGGAGAAGGAGCAGGAATGTCAGAAGAAGTCGACCCAGTGGAGCCCGAAATCGTGGAATCTGCCGAACCGAGTGAGCCTGCACAGGCTGAAACGGATTGGAAAGCCGAAGCGCGTAAGTGGGAGAAGCTGGCGAAGGAAAACAAGCTCGCTGCGGCGTCGCTCAAGGCTCTTGAGGATGCGCAGAAGTCGGAACAGCAGAGGCTTGAGGAACGTGCAGCGCAGGCGGAAAGCCGCGCAGCAGCTCTCGAGCTTGACGCGAACCGCGCGATTGTGGCTCTCGAAAAGGGACTCACGGCGGCGCAGGCGAAACGTCTTGTTGGTTCGACGCCTGAGGAGCTTGCTGCTGACGCCGATCAGCTCCTGATCGATCTGGGGAAACCTGCCCCGAAGAACCCTGCCGCTGACCCTTCTCAGGGCGCGAAGGCGGCTGTGGGAACACGCGGTCCTGCTGAGGAATTCGCGGACATCATTCGAGCTAAACGCGGCGCTTAAAGCCGCAGAAAGAGCTGTCATGGCTATCAACGCTAACGCACTGTCGAATGTCAACTCGACTCTGCTTCCCCCGACCATCACTGGTCCCATTTTCAATAAGGCCGTCGAGTCGTCTGCGATCATGTCGCAGGCGCGCCGGGTGCCGCTGTCGGTTTCGGCCGCTACCGCCATTCCGGTGCCGATGGATGTCCCTACCGCTGGGTGGGTTTCTGAGGGTGGCGTCAAGCCGGCCGCTCAGGGTGGCATCGGCGTCAAGATCATGACGGGTAAGAAGGTTGCTCTTCTTGTTCCTGTCTCCGATGAGGTTGTTCTGTCGAACCCGGCCGGTCTGTACGACCAGCTTCAGCAGGATCTGCCCACCGCGATTGCTCGCGCGTTCGACTACGCGGCGATCACAGGCAAGGACCTGAAGACCGGTTCCGCTGGCCCGTTCCTGGACAACCTGTCCAACGCGACCAACACGGTTGCGCTGGGTACGGCGTCGCAGGCGAACGGTGGCCTGTACGCCGACATCGTGAACGGTGTCGGCAAGGTCGTGGACAAGAACTACGACTTCACCGGCATTGTCGCCGACCCGCGGTTCCGTGTTGACGCGCAGCTCGCGACTGACACGACCGGGCGCCCGCTGTTCCTCGGTAACGACCAGGCCGCTAACGCGGGTATCGCCGGTTCGCTGGCTGGTTACCCGACGTCGTTCGGTAAGGGCGTTTCGGGTAGGTACTGGCGTGCAGGTGACTCGGTTCAGACCGTCACCATCAATGGGACCCCGACCGGTGGCACGTTCAAGCTGTCGTCTGGTGGTAACTCTGCTGACCTGGCTTACAACGCTGCGAACACGACCGTGCAGACCGCGATTCAGGCGTGGGGTGGCGTTTACGCCACTGTCACGGTTGCTGGTTCCGCTGGCGGCCCGTACACGATCACGTTCCCCGCGATCAGCTCGAACGTTGCCGCTGTTGCTGCTCCGTTCACTGTTGACCAGCGGAACCTGACTGGTGGCACCTCTGCTACCGCGAAGGCGACTGTTGCCGCTTCGGGCGCCGGCGGAACTGACTCGCTGATCCGTGGTGTTGGTGGCGACTGGTCGCAGGCTGCGTACGGCGTTGGTATGGACATCAGCGTGAAGATCTCGAACGAGGCTAACTACTTCGACGGGACGACCTGGCACTCCGCGTTCCAGGAGAACCTGACTCTGCTGCTCGTTGAGGCGTACTACGGCTTCGTGGTGGGCTCCAACGACGCGTTCGTTCTGTACACCAAGGGTTCGGCTGCGTTCTAAATCTGAATATGGAAGGGGTGCGCGATGGCGATCAACCCGGCTAGTAGTGATGACCTGGTTTCTAGGTCGTTGCGCACCCTTTCCGCGCAGGAGATCAGCGTCGGTGCGACGCTGCTCGGTGACGCGTGGACGATCCTGAATACCGAGATCCCGACGATTGCGGCGCGCGTTGATGTCGATATTGCGTTCTCGAACCTGGTTGTTCAGGTTGAGTGCGCGATGGTGTTGCGTGTTCTGAACAACCCGAACGGGAAGCTTGAGGAAGCGGTCGATGATTATTCGGTTCGTTTCGATTCGGCCGTGTCGTCCGGCGCCCTGTATCTGACTGAGGTCGAACGTGACCTGTTGGGTCGTGGGGATTCAGTTTCGGACGCGGCGTTCACTATTCGTGCTGTTCCTGAACCGTTTTCGGCTCCGTCTAACCAGTGGTGGCCGTGGGGGTTGGGGTGAGCGCTGATTCGGCGACTCTTGCTGCGCGGGCTTTGGCTGAGTCGTTGATGGAATCTGCGTGTGAGGTGAAGCGGGCTGTTGGTGTGACTCGTGACCCGGAGTCTGGTGTTGATGAGCCGGTGTATTCGGATGTGTGGTCGGGGCCTTGCAGGTTCCGGTTTCCGTTTGTGCGTCCGTCTGATCAGGATGTGGCGGCTCAGTCGTTGTCGACGCAGCGTGGGATTGTGTCGGTTCCGATTGTGGGGACTGAGGCGATCCGGACTGGTGATGTGGTGTTCATCACGGTGTCTCCGTTGGATGCGGGAATGGTGGGCGCCCAGTTGCGGGTGAAGGGTCCGTTCTTTGAGACTCATGCGACTGCGCGCAGGTTGCCAGTGGAGGTGGTGTCGTGAGCGATGGGTTTTCGTTTGACTTCACCGAAGTGACGAAGTTGGCCGCTGATATTGGTCGGGTTCCGAAGAATGTTGGCCCGAATCTGAATTCGGCGTTGCAGTTCACGGCTACCCGGGTCAAGAAGGATGCCGCGAAGTCGGTTGGTAAGGGTCGCTGGTCTGCTGCGGCGGCCGCGATCGACTACGCGATCGGTGTGGGCGGCAGCTCGTTGGGTTCTGCTATCGCTGGTGTGTTGTCCGGTTCTGCGTTGTCGTCGGAAATATCGGCGGAGGTCGGTTACAACAAGGGCAAGGCTGGTGGTCCGCTTGGGAACATTCGCGAGTTTGGCGCCCCCGGTAAGGACACGGCGCCGTCGAATGACCTGGTGAATGCCTTGCATGAGAACGAGGGCGATTTCCAGAAGGGGCTTGAGAAGGCCGTATCTGACGCCGAGCGGAAGGCGGGCCTATGAGGGTTCATACCGCTTGGCTGCGGGGGGTTATCGAGTCGCTGCCTGGTGGGATCAAAGATGGCCGTTCGCAGGTTTTCGTTTCGCGCGCCGTGTACCCGGAGCAACCTGACGAGAAACTGTCCTACCCGTATTGGGTTATTCACCCCGCTGACGGGAAGGATACGTCGGATCGGGTGACCGGCCCGGTGGTGACTCGCCACCCAAGGTTCACGGTGCATTCGGTTGGGCGTGACGCGGATCAGGCTGGCATTGCGGCCGAGAATCTGCGGAATGCGTTGATCGTGAATGGTCGCGGCATTGTGCCCAGCATCGCCGGGGAGCACCCGAAACCGGTCTGGTATTCGTCGCCCATTCCCGTGCAGGTTGATTCGAATATTCAGCCGCCGACCTGTTACCACGTCGCTGAGTGCGGGTTCGACTCGCAAGTTCTTTAGGTTCCGGCCCGCCATTGTGCGGGCCTTTCGTGTTTCCGGCCCGAGTCGGAGCAGCGCCGCAACCCTGCGGCATTTTGGTGCGCCCTCGGGCGTCTTAGTCAAGGAGATGTAATGGCCGCAGAAGCCGTGCCCCTGAGTGTTGCTTTTGACGGCAACCTCCGTATTGCGTTTGTTCCGTCTGGTTCGAGCGCGAAGTCTGTTGCGATCCTTGCGGCTAACCCCGTGAAGGATCTGACGTACAGCTTGAAGAAGTTCGATTCCCAGATTACTGAGGAAACGATCGACGACCCGCGTCTGACCCTGAAGCAGAAGCTGACACAGCCGGGTAAGTCTTCGCAGACGATTGAGATCCAGTACGTCTTCGGCGACCCGACCACAGACACGGCCTATTCGACCCTGGTCGAGGGCACGAAGGGTCAGATCGTTCTCCGGTATTCGATCGACAACGCAACCGCGTGGACGGTCGGCCAGCTGGTCGACATCGTGACGATCCAGTGCGGCAAGCAGCGCAAGGATGCCCCGGTTGAGAACGGCGTGCAGACGGTGACGCAGACCCTGTTCGTGACAGGTGTCACCCAGTCGGATGTTGCGCTGGTCGCTTAGTTAGGTTCCTGCCGGGTGGTTTCCTCCGTGTCACCCGGCAGGTCTTCTTCTCAACGGGGAAAACGGAGAAGAGATTATGAGTTTTGAAGACGATCTGAAAGCCGAGTTTGAGGCTGAGCGGCCGACAGAAGATGTGACGGTTTCGTTGAACGGAAAACCCTACACTTTCCGGTTCACGCAGATGGACCCGACTGATTGGGGTAATGCCTGCGATCAGGCGCCACCTCGACCCAAGGTTCGCACCGACAACTATTTCGGCTACAACATGCGCGAGCTTACTCACATTGCTGCACCGTTGAGCGGCAAAAGGGTTGACGGCAGGGATGTGATCACCCTTTCGGAGGACCAGTGGCGGTCTCTGCTGAAGGCGCTACCCGGTGGGCAGATGCAGTTGGTTACTGACGCAATCTTCCGACTGAACCAGATTGCACCGCTGGAGGCGGTGGAGGCGGCAAAAAAAGCATTCACGGACGCGTCGCAGCCGAGCTAAGAGTCGCCGCCCGGTGGGGCGTGTCGCTCCGCCGGCTTCGGGGTTGGGAACCGCGTGAGGTCACCGAGTACGTGTACGAGGGCGACCGTCTGATGCGAACGATCACGCGTCGCGAACCAGAGTTCCGCGTTCAAGACCGCGTGCAGATGTTGGCGTTCCAGTCGATCGAAGAGGATATGGGGCCGTACGGGATTCCCGTGTCTGAAGCGATGGACCCGAAGAATCAGTTCGCGTACGTGCCGTCGTGGAGTCCATCCACGAACTGGGCGGTCAAAGCGGTTGAGGACCGGAAGGACTCGTTCTACGAAGCGAACAAGGATTCGTCGCGCAATGGCCATGTGTGGTCGGTGTCGCGCGCCGATCAGTCGTGATTGAGGAAGAACTGGTACCCGCCGGCTAGTGCGACTACTGCCGCGACCGTTAGTACGGCGAACCCGATTTGGATCGCGATTGGTAGCGCGAAAACAAGGCCGATGCCTAGCGCGAGAACGCCGACGATGCCGATGCCGCACGCCCACCCGAGAGCTGTCGCCCATCCTTCGCGGCTGCGTTGCTTGTCCGGAACCCCCTGATATACCATGCGCGAATTTTAGCTGTCTGGTGAGGGAAACTCAATAGGAGAACCTGCATGGGTGACCGCACCGTAAAAGTGAATCTGACCGCTTCCGTGGCTGGCTATATCGCCGGGATGGAGCAGGCGGCGCGGAAAACCAACGAGCTGGGGAATTCGGCTCAGAAGTTGGCCGCCCAGAAGGACGCCCTCGGTTCGCTGGGGCGTCCGCTTCTCGCTATCGGCGCCGTTGCTGCTGCCGCTACAGCGTTGGCGATCAAGTCGTTTGCTGATTTCGACGCGCAGATGGCGCAGGTGAAGACGCTCTCGCACGCGACAGCGAGCGAGATGTCTGAGTTGTCGAACGCCGCCCTCACTATGGGTCAGGCGATCGGGTTCTCGGCCAACGAGGTTGCTGACGCGGAAACCGAGCTGGTCAAGGCTGGCGTGTCCGTGAAGGACATCATGGGCGGCGCCCTGAAGGGCGCCCTCGACCTGGCCGCAGCTGGGCAGATTGACGTCGGTCAGGCTACAGAGATCGCGTCATCTGCGATGGTGCAGTTTGGTCTTCACGGCAAGGATGTTACCCATATCGCGGACCTGTTGGCTGCGGGCGCAGATAAGGCGCTTGGTGGGGTTTCGGATCTTGGCACGGCGTTGAAGTATGCAGGTCCGGTCGCGGCCTCGTTGGGTGTTTCGCTTGATGAAACCGTCGGCGTACTTGCCGAGTTCGCGTCGAATGGAATTCTCGCGGATCAGGCTGGTACGTCCCTGCGTGGAATGTTGTCGTCGCTTACGTCCCCATCGCAGGTGGCGCAGAAGGTGATGGACAAATACAACATCACCCTTTTTGACTCGCAGGGCAAGTTCATCGGCCTGGCTGGTGCTGCTGGGCAGTTGCATGACAAACTTGGCGGTTTGACGCAGGCCGAGCGTTCCTATGCGTTGGGGCAGATCTTCGGAAACCAGCAGATCACCGCAGCGAACATCCTGTTGAAGGATGGTGCGGCGGGAGTCAATAAGTGGACTAAGGCTGTCAACGACCAGGGGTTCGCCGCGCAGCAGGCTGCCGGCAAAATGGACAACCTGAATGGCGACCTGAAGAAGCTGAGCGCCGCGTTCGAGTCCGATCTGATCCGCACCGGGTCTGCCGCCAACGGGCCGTTGCGTACGATCGCGCAGACAGTGACCGGGCTTCTGAAGGTCTTCGGTGACCTGCCGCAGCCCGTGCAGCAGACGGCTCTGGCGCTCACGGCGGGAACGGCGGCGATCGGACTCTTCGGTGGCGGGGCACTCCTGGCCGTGCCCAAGGTGGTTGCTCTCGCTGGTGCGATGGAAACGGTTGGTCATGCCCGCATGGGCGCGGCTCTTACCGGTATCACGTCGTTCCTGACTGGGCCGTGGGGCATCGCGCTTGGCATCGGCGCGACGGCGTTGGCTGGTGGTTTTCTGGCTAGCGTTGCGGAGACGCAGGCGAAGGTGGACGAGTTCACCAGTTCCCTTGATGCGAATACTGGTGCTATCACCGAGAACACCAAAGCGGTTGCCGTGAAGCAGCTCCGGGACAACGGGGCGATCGCGGTGGCTAACAAGCTTGGCGTGTCGCTTGATCTTGTCACGCAGGCATCTCTTGGGAACAAGGATGCTGTTGCGGAGATCGTGGCGCAGGAACAGAAGTGGCAGTCGTCGGGTAAGCACACGCAGGCGGAGTTGACTCAGCACTCGATTGAGTGGCAGAACCTTGCTTCGAAGATCGGGCTCACGTCGGGTTCGCTTGCCCAGTCGCAGAAGGATCAGGCTGACACCGCGAAGGCGATGGGGAAGCTGAAGACTGCGCAGGATGATTTGGCTTCGGCCACGTCTGCTGCGAACGCGGCTATCGCTGCGAATGGTGCGTCTTTCGATCAGTCGACGGCTGCTGGTCAGGCTAACAAGATCGCGTTGGACAAGGTTGCTGACACCCAGAAGGCTGTTATCGATGCGACGCAGGCTACTACGCAGTCGCAGTATCAGACGACTGCCGCGTGGCAGCAGGGGCGCGCTGAGCTTGCCAGCGTTGCGGCGCAGATGGGTCTCACTGGGGCCGCTGCGGACGCGTATGTGAATGAGCATTTGGGGAAGATTCCACCGACCGTCAACACGTTGATTACCACTCAGGACGCGCAAGCGCGTGCGAGCATAGCGGACTTCAAGGCGTTCCTTGCGAGTATCCCGGATCAGAAGATCGTCACCATCATCACCCGTTCGAATCTGTCGGATCTGAATGGGGCGGTGTCGGGCAATGGTCGTTTGGGTACGTCTGCGAACGGGAATCTGTACAGCGGTGGTGTTGCGCAGGCGTTCGATTCGGGTGGCTTCGCTCCGGGGATCTATTCGGGCGGCGCGCCTTTGTACAAGTTCGCTGAACCGGAGACGCGTTGGGAAGCGTTCATTTCGGGCAAGCCTGGCCAAGAGGCGCGCAACCGAAAGGTTTGGGTCGAGGCCGGCCGGCGTCTTGGCGTTGGGGATGCGGGTTCGGGCGGCGTCGGCCCCATCACTGTGACGTTGGCGCAGAAGGGCGGTGTTGACCTGCTCAAGTATGTGGATGTTTCCATTCAGCAGAACGATCAGGCGAAAGCTCGCCGTTTGAAGATGGGGTGACCGGATGACGTTCCGACGCAACCGGGTAACCAACCCCAAAGTCGCTATCGATCTGACCAACTGGTCAGCGTCGCAGTCATCTGGCACCCCAGCCCTCACGCGTGTCGCTGGTGCGGGAGGCGTCGGCGGCCCACTATCCGTGGTAGCTACGTGGGCGCGGGCAACGGTTGTCGGCTCACCCACGTACGTGGATGTGTCACACTACGGCGCCGGCGTAAACGTGGTTACTGGTGGGGAAACAGTCGTCTTCGACGGTTACGTTCGTACGACAACGACTGCCGCAGTGGTGATTGACTCGTACATTCAGTGGATTGACGGCAGCGGGACGGCGATGCCTTCGCCTGCCCAGAATACTGATGCGGTCGTTTCTGGGTGGGGCCGCTACTCGGTTACGGCGGCGGCACCTATCGGGGCGACGCGCGCGCGAGTCATTCATCGGATGCGTGCCACAACGGGGACGTTGTCCGACGGGGACCGACTGGACGTCTCGTGTCTCATGTTCGAGTCCGGTTCCGTGGTCCTCAACTATTTCGACCCCGACATCAACGCTTGGTCATTGTGGGAAGGTGCGGCTAACGCATCCCCCAGCAGGTATTACGCGCCGACTGTGAGCATCATTCCTTCGTTGGATAGTGCGCCGTGCCCGCGGGTTGAGATTGTGGTGACCGACATTCACCCGAACGCGTCAACGGTTACGGTGTTTCGGTCTGCTGGTGGCCGTGAGATGCCGGTGCGTGGTGCGCTGAATGCGATTGTGGACAGCGCACTGACCCGCATTGACTTCGAGGTTCCGTTCGGAATCGACGCGTCGTATCGAGTGCAGATGTTCAATTCGTCGGGAGCGTCGATGGGGTATTCGTCGGCGACCACCGTGAACCTGGACGTTCAGGAAACCTGGGTGCATAACCCGTTGGACCCGTGGGGTTCTGCCGTGGTCGCGTTCGATGATGGTGCCGCTCGGAGCATCCAACGCCCGTTCGAGGGTGACATTGTGTGGCCTCAGGGTCGCACGGTTGGTGTAGTTGTGTCTGGGCAACGTCGTGGCATCCAAGATGTGGTGCTTGATGTGCGTGCGGACATTGACAACGCGGACAAGTTGCAGGCCATGTTCGGTTCGTATGGGGAACGCACCACACCGGTGATCTGTTTCCGCATCGGCTCGCGGGACAGGGTTCGTTTGCCGCGCCCACTGTTCGCCGGGGTTCTCACGCTTGACGAACGAGACATGAACTACAACATCGGCGGCGACCTGGTGACTGTCGGCATGACCGGTTCAGAAGTGGACCCGCCGACCCCAGCTCTGGTGGTGCCGTTGCTGACCCGCGCCGACCTGAACGCCTACTACCCGACCCGGGCCGCGTTGAACGCGGACAACGCAAGCCGCTTGGCGGTGAACCGCAGATACGACCTAGCCGGAAACGGGAGCTGACATGAGACCATCCACCACAGACCTGACAAGCGTGCTCACCGGTTCGTTCAGTCGGCGCCTGTGGGCGGATGTGTTTCAGGGTTCGGAACGGCAGGCGCAGGATGTGCCGCTCACTGAATGGCAGGTCGACTATGACCTGTCAGCTCAGGTCAAGGCGTCCGGTTCTGCGACTGTCGTGCATCAGTCGGTCGCGGGTGAGTCGTGGACGCCGGATGGGATGGACGGTGTTCTGTCGCCGTTCAAGTCTCGGCTGTTGTTGACGGTGGAGGTTTACACCGACGACGGCTTCTCGGAGAAGATCGTGCTCGGGTGGTTCCGTATCACGGGTATCCCGTCTGCTGACGACTCGTACGTGGACACCCCGCAGGGTCGTGTGGTTACGGCGTCTACGGTGAAGTTGGAGTTCCGTTCCCTTGACGAGAACGTTCGCCGGCGTGGGTTCAGGTCGCCTGAGCAGATCCCGGATACGTCGTCTGTGTATACGGAGCTGCGTCGGATTACGGGGATGCCGGTGGTGTCGTCGTTGCCGGACAAGGTGATCCCGAAGGCGTTGGTGTACGAAACCAATGAGGGCGGCCGGTTGAAGGGTGTGCAGGACTTGTTCACCCTGCTTGGTGGTGTCGGTGTTGTTGACTCATCGGGTGCGTGGACTGTGGTTCCGAATACGTTTGGTTCTTCGGTTGGGCAGTTGCCTTTGGGTGCGCTGGGGACGGTAACGGATGTTGGCTATTCGGTGGATACGGACCCGGTTATCAATGTGGTTGTTGGCACTGCCGAAGGCCCAGATCGTAAGCCTCTCTTCTATCCGGCTATTGCGACGGGGTGGCTTGACCCAGCCGGCTTGTACGGGGAGAACACGGCGTACTACGACTCGCAGACAGCTACCACCCAGGCGCAGCTCGCGACCGAAACCGAGGCTTATCTAAAGTCGCAAATTGGTGGGCTTACCTACGAGATTCCCGTGCAGTGCATCTTCAACCCACTGTACGAAATGGGTGACGTCCTCGACGTGACCGGCTACAGCAAACCGATCACCGGCCGAGCGAACAAGTTGTCCCTGTCGGACTCCGCGCTGATGAACGTGACCCTGGAAGTTCAGAGGACGTTCTGATGGATGCGGAAGCGTTCATCGTCAAGAAGCTGAATGGCATCCCCGATGTGGCTCGGCGGACGGGCACATTTGTCGGGTTGTCTAACGGGTTCGCTGTGGTCAACGTAGGGAACACGACGATCACGGTTCCGTGCGTCGGATTTACCCCGCCCGTTCCCGGAATCGTGGTGCAGCTCGAGCGACGCAATGGGCAGTGGGTGGTTTTAGGTCCGGCGGTTGCGTTGAACCCTATTGGGACTATCAAAGCTGGTGGGTCGCCTTACGCGACTGTGACGGTCGATGGCACCGATTATGTGCTCGGCTACAGGTCGTCGTACACGCCAACCATCGGCAACTCTGTGGAGATCAACTGGGCTACCGGCATTATTCAGGGTGCCGTAACGGTGGCGCCGTCGGGAAGCGCTGACCCAAACCCTGGGGCGGCACCCACGCCGCTGTCATTCGATCCGGTATTGGCGTCGGACTCTGGGCAGTTCCGGTCCAGGTGGCAGTCGAACGATGTGCGCGCCTCCGACTCAGTATCAGGTGCCTGGTTCTACAACGGCCGCGTTTCAGCTGCGCTTGCTGGTGCGACCGTTACTTCGATCGAGATCTATTTGCCGTTGCGTCAGGCGTTGGGTGTCTGCAATGTGGGCACGCACGGTTCACCGACGATGCCTGGTTCGTACACGGGCATCAACGGGGCGATCCCGTTGGACCCTCGCGGCGGCTGGGTGGCGCTGCCGCTCAGTTTCGTTGCCGCTCTCGCCGCTGGTGGCGGTATTGCCGTGTCCTCCGGGAACGGCGACAACCAATGGTCTGGCACACAAGCCGACCGTCTTTCTGGTGCGCTCCGTTTCCGGGGCACCCACTAACGACAAGGACATTCTCTTATGGCTTCGGAATCTTCCGGCACCAAAGGTCAGCCGTACTTCGCTAGTGGTGGCGCACCCGCGATCGACGTGGACCCTGGGCTGGTTTCTGACTATGCGGCGCTGGTTGGTAACACTCTGGTGTCGTTCACCACACCAACAGCAGTGAACGGTAAGCCGCTGTGGAACGGGCTGACATGGGTGGACGCGTCGGGGAACGTTTACATCTACCAGTCCGGGTGGCAGCTTTCGGGTGGTGTACCTATCGCGGGGACGATCACTCCGAATGGTTCGGCCTGGTCGCTGGGTACTGGTTCGTCGCTGACTAAGCAGGGCAAGTTGGTGACCATTGATGCGCAGTTTTTGAAGACGTCGGCGATCAATTCGAATGACGTGGTTGGCACTCTCCCTGCTGGGTTCCGTCCCTCGCGCCAGATCGTGCGGGTGGGCGCGTCGACCACGGGCGGATCTACCGGGTTCGTCTATTACACGATCAACACGAACGGTCAGATTGTCGCGTCTTATGTGAACGTGACCGGCACCACATCCATCTGGCTCGGTGGGATCACCTGGTCAATCTAAGGAGGTCGGATGTTCAGTCCGCTTACTAATCAGGTCGCAACGTCCAGCCAACGGTCGTCTCGAGATGGCGCGGCCATTGACCACATCATCCTGCATCACTGCGCGTCAACAGACGCGGATGGTGTGGTTTCGATGATGGTTTCTGGTGCCCGTCAGGTGTCTGCGAATTATGTGATCGCGAACGACGGCCGGATCATCGGGGTTGTCGATGAGGGTGACCGGGCATGGACGTCCGGTTCTTCCGACGATGGTGGCCGGGGTGCCGCTTTCGACAGGCGTTCGATCACGTTTGAGTGCGCGAACTTGTCAACCAACGGGTGGACGATCTCGGACGCTTCATACGAGTCAATCGCCCGCATGTGTGCTGACGTGTCCCGCCGGTACGGGTTCCCGCTGGTGCGTAACGGCGCCGGGTCGACCGTGCTCGGACACCGAGAACTGTACGAATTCTTCTCCGCCAGTTACGCGACTGCGTGTCCTGGCGGTATGGACGTGGACCGGGTTGTTGCCCGCGCCAATCAGATCCTTGCTGCTGGTGGCGGGGCCGTAAACGATGAGGAGGCCGAACTCTTGGCTGCTAAAGACGAAATCATTGCCGCGATTCGACGTGAGGACCGGGCACGCCTGTACTACTGCGCGACACCCCCTGCTGGTCTGCCGCAGTTCGTGGCGATCTTCTGGGACCGCGATCAGGACAACGTTCTGTATGCGAACGATGGCGAGTCCCAGGCGCGTAACTGGAAGGACGTCTACTACCAGACCGCTGACACTGTAGAGCAGGCGAAGGCTGCCGCCGTTTCGCCCGACCAGTTGCAGAAGCTTGTGAACTTCGCCCTCCACAAGGATTCGGCGTTCACGAACAAACTCGCCAAGTAAGCCGGTGCCGAGCCTCGAGTTTGGGGACGCGTGGCCGTGGCTGCAATGGGTTCTTGCCGTTGCAGCCGTGGTCGCGTTCATCGGTGGCGCGATCAAAGTCATTCCTAGTGCGTGGCGTTTCGTGTCCCGGTTCGTCACCACCATCAATTCCCTTGCCGACCTCCCTGAATTCATCGACAAAACCAAGGACACGTTGAAGGCGCAGGACGCATCCTTGGCGTCGATCAAACACGAGGTGCTGCCGAACAACGGCGGCTCCCTCCGGGATGCCGTCGACCGTCACGGTGAAGTCCTCGCTGACGTTCAAGCCAAGTTAGCGAACGACAACACCCGAATCATCGAACTTCAGGCCCGTGACGCGCAGGGCCGTTTCGCTAAGAAAGAGGACCTATGAGTTCCACCCTTTTCCCGCCTGCCAATCGTCAGGCCGCGAAGATTGCTTTCATTCGCACGTTCTGGCAGGCCGTCACCGGTTCAACTGTCGTCATCGGCGGCTCCGGTTTCGTTCTATCCGCCGCAGGGCTCGCGAACCTTGACTGGGCTGCGCTCGGTTACGGTGTCGGCGCCATCGCGCTCACCGGCCTGATCGCGGCGGGCAAGTCCGCCGGGAACATCCTCGTCAACGGGCTGCCGAACGCGTACCTTCCGTCCGCGATCGACCAGGAGTCCGGCGAGTGACCGGTGACCCCAACGACGAATACTACGTACCCGTCGACCCGATGGACGCATTCAACTGCGAATCCTGCCAGTAGCCAACGCACCTGCAAATGCAGGCACCACTGCTACGCGCTGACCTGTTACTGCTACGCCACCTGCGACTTCTGCCGCTGCACGTAAGGAATACTGATGGCTGATCTTCCCGGTTCAATCGGGCACCTGACCGTCACCGGTCGCGGCGTGCTCGCGCTGGCGGACTCGAACGATGTTGGTGAGGCGCCCGACCAGGTGACAGCGCTGGCGACGATTACGTTCACCCCGAACCTTTCCGGTGTGGACGTATTGACGTCCGTAGCAGACGACATGTTCATTTTCCCGCAGACAATCAAATGCACGCTGAACAGCGACGGGCGCCTGGTCCCACCCTCTGACGGTGTAAGCGCGGACCCAGACCCGGGCGCACCCACAGAGGTGCAACTGATTGCGCCGCAGCAGAACTCGCTCAACTACACCGGGTGGACATGGACGGCGAAATTCGCGCCGGTTGCACCCCAAAACTGGCAGACGTTCCAACGATCGTTCACCGGCGCCCCAGGCGATGACATCAGCCTCGCGCAGGTCATCACCCAAAACCCGGTGCCCGGCGTGTTGCAGGCACTCGTGTACCCAGTCGCCACAACTGCCGAACCGTTCCCGAACGGGTACCGGGTTGGCGTGGACCTTCTGCTAACCCCTGACAACAAACTGTGGAGGACCACCCCATGACCTCTGTGATTCTGCTCGCCCAGCTTTCTGGTGGTGGCGGGGGCGGCGCTGGAACCGTGACCGTTATCAACGGGATCAGCCCAGACGGTACCGGCCTTGTCACGCTGACAAAAGCCGACCTGGGGTTGGGGAACGTCAACAACACGGCGGACTCGGCCAAGTCCTTCACCGCGTCACAGGTGTCGGACTCTTCTACGATTGGTCGAACCGTTCTGACGGCTGCTGATGCTGCGGCCGTTCGCACCGCCATCGGAGCTGGCACCAGTTCTGTTGCCATCGGCACGACGTCAAGCACAGCCAAGGCTGGCGACTACCAGCCTGCTGCTGCGAATATCAGCGACTCGACAAGTATTGGGCGATCCGTCCTTACCGCTGCGGACGCTGCTGCTGTTCGTTCCGCGATCGGTGCTGGCACGTCAAGTGTGGCTATCGGTACAACATCTGGTACTGCCGCCGATGCTGCTGTCGTGAACGCGTATGTGGCGACGAAAGCTGACGACTCGGCAGCGGTTCACAAGACGGGCGCCGAAACGGTCGCCGGAGTAAAGACTTTCTCAAGCGAGCCTGTTGTTCCAACCCCGACATCGGGGACGTCAGCGGCGAACAAGTCGTACGTGGATTCGGCCATTACTTCGGTTGGTGGCGTTTACACGGTCATGTATTCCGGCGGCACCTACCCAACCCAGCCCGCTTCGGCCCCTGGTGGTGTACAGGTGCGCCAGTTTTACGGCCCCATCCAGTACTCCGGCCCCACTTGGGCTGGCGTCCTTGACCTTTACACGTATGCGGAGCTGACATGACGATCGTCCCGAACGTAACCTACGCGCGGAAGTCTTCGGACCCGTCGTGGTGGTACGCGCCGGGACGTGACCCCCTGCCATCTTTCGTCGCGCCGGGTGCCCTGACAATCGGCACGGCAGCGTACGATATCCCATCCGCGAACGTAACCTACGTGTCGTCTGCGTTCGGGTCGGATTCGGCTTCGGGTGCTGTCGACCGTCCGGTGAAGACGTTGCAGCACGCGCTTGATATTGTTCCCACCGGTGGCACTGTTGTTATGCGCGGCGGTACGTATCACGAGAACGTCTCCTGCTCCCGCGATGTCACTATTCAGAACTACCCCGGCGAGGCCGTGTGGATGGATGGCACCTCTGTTCTCACGGGCTTTACGAGCGCGTCAGGCAAATGGCGCGCTCCGTACACTGTCGTTCTAGACAGGTCGCCCACCGCGGATCGCGGCGTGGATGACAACCCGACCCCTGGTTGGGGCTACATCAATGCCGCCTACCCCTACTCGGCATGGCCGGATCAGGTTTGGGTTGATGGCGTGCGCCTTACGCAGGTTGGGGCGCTCGCCGATGTAACTGCTGGCAAGTTCTACGTGGAAGGCACCTATTCAGGCGGCACCACCACTCCATCAGTTTCGGGCACAACCCGGTACCGGTTCACACCCACCTACCTGTACCTCGGCGCCGACCCAACGGGTTCACAGGTGCGTGTTTCCGACCTCAACCAGGCCGTCACCGCGACCGGCGTGACAACCATGCGCGGAATCGGTGTTCGCCGGTACGCTGCGGCTGTCTGCGACTTCGGCATGGTGCGTCTCTACAAAGAGGGCTCCGTCATGGAGAACTGTGTCATCTCCGAGTCCGCCACGTACGGCATGTCAATGATTCGCGCGAACTCGACTGTCCGTCATGTCTCCGTCCAGAACAACGGATTCACCGGGGTTCACGCCAACCAGGCCGACAACCTCATGATTGAGGACAACCTTCTCGAGGGCAACAATCGGGAGAACTTCAACATCGCGCCCGCCGCCGCAGGCATCAAAGTTACCCGGCTTCGGGGCGTCACGTTCAGGCGAAACATCGTCCGCAATAATCAGGCGTCAGGCATTTGGTGTGACGAGTCTGTATACAACATCAAGGCGTACGGCAACGCCATCTACGGAAACGTCAAGCACGGGTTCATAGCCGAATTGTCCGGCACTGCGCTGTTCACAAACAACGTGGTGTTCTCGAATGGTGCCATCGGCGGGTACTTCATCAACTGCGACCACCCGCGCGTGTGGAACAACACGTTCATGGACAACGTTGAGACAGATCTCAACTTCAACGCAGATGACCGTGCACCCATGCAGTCAAACTCCGTTGGACGGGACACGCGCCAGTCGTACCCGGACCCCACGGGCATGGACTGGCTCATCGATTCCATCGAGAACTACAACAACGCGTTCTCGCACACTGGTTCAGCGGGGACGGGCATTCTGGTGGTTCGAGATTCCACAACCGGATGGACACGTCCAGCGTCAGCGTTCGGCTACACCGGTGATGGCAACGTGTTCAACCGTCGCGCAGGAACTTCACGAATGTGGGGGTTCCCATCACCAACCGCAGGATCAAGCACGATCTCGTACTTCAACCTGCCGTCATGGAAAACCGCGACGGGCAAGGACTCACAATCCGTGTTTGTCGACGGGTCGGACGCATTCAACCCTGATCGCACGCTCAAATCGTCCTCGCTTGCGTTGGACAATCCGCAACCGATTCCCATCGATATTGCAGCACTCGTCGGTCACACCACCCCACAGGTGGGTGCCTGGATTGGAGACTTCCTGTGGCTATCCTGA